TCATTTAGACGGGCAATATCGTCCGCATATTGCTCGCGGATCTGCGTCATTTTAACGTCAATAGTAGCGTTAATCCTCTGTAGTTTGGCATCTGCCGCCGCGTACTCGCCAAAGGCTGCCTCCATGACCTCAGTGCTGACGCCTGTGTGCACTACTTTTTTTTCTCTCGCCATAATAGTTGAATTAATTTGTGATATTTCTAATAAATTGTTTTACAATAACTTTAATTGCTTAATACTTGTCCGCAGGTCATTAAATTCCTGAATAACATCGTCCACCTCTTTTTCAGCATCTTTGGCTTTTCTCAGGTCTGCCTGTGTGCGGGTTTTAAAGTATTTCGTTTGCGCAAAACGCATCCTCCTTACTTTTTCAATGAATTTTGCGTAGCTCATAACCTCTCTAATTGATGAAGCTCATACTTAGCCTCCTCCAGATTGGTTTTAAGCATATCGCGAGACTGAACAACCGATTTAAAGTTTGATTTGTCCCGATTTTCAAGTACGGCAATCCACTCCTCCCGTTGTCGGATTAGTTTCTCATAGCCCTCAATCTCCTTGATCTTGGCTTTGATCTGCCGATCAATCGGCAGTGTGTCAGTGTTTAAAATTTGCATTGTTGCTGTCATAATTGTTGTGTTTTAGTTGTTTATTGATTTTTTCCTGTTTTTCACCATATTTCCTAATTGCCTTCTCCTTATCAGCGCTAGCGGGGATTAGTATCGTGGTGCGCTTATCCACCCTTACTGCGACTTTCCCCTGTGTGTCAACTATGCCCGCAGGGGACTCGTCGGCTGTGCCTCCATCAGGATAATCCTCCCTTTGCTTCCTTGGGCGACCGGCGCCCCTTCTGGCCCCACCGAGCGGAACGGTCTTTTTAGCCCCCCCCCGTTTTTCATGCCGTCCTTTCTCTTTTGGCAGAACCGCCGCTTCGGAGGGGGCAGTATCCGGCAACCGTAGTTCTTTAGCCTGACCTAAATACCATTGCTCTTTCGCCAAATCCTGCTCGGCAGGGTTTCCCTCTTTTTTGCCCGCCCGCATACGGTATTTAAAGGCATTGATGGTGCAAAACGTAGCAACCGCGTCGTCGCCAAACACCTTGCGCATCATGTCAATAACCTCTATTCCGTAGCCGTTGTCACGGTAGTGAGTCGGGTTAATCATATTGTTTATCATTATTGCTTGTTTTTAACTGGTTAATAATACTTCTGCTTGAATATCCAGCACAGCCTCGTCGATAGCCACGCGATCCTTGCGTGCATTGACAAGTGCGTAGTAGCAGTTTCGCAGGCGCTCAAGAGGGATGCCATTAAACGACTCATGCCTGGTCATCTGGCAAGCCATCCCCTTAATATACCCTATTCGCCATGCCACATTATCGCCCGCCTGAAACTTTCCTATCAACTCAAGGTAGGAGGAGGCCGCCGCGATCACGCGCCGCCGCCAACTGTTTGCCTCCTCACTCCTGTTTTGCTGTATATCGCGGAGGCGATCCAGCGCTTCGCAAAGCCCCCTGTCCGAAAGCTCGGTACTGGAGCAGACGCCCCATCCGGAGAGGAACGCCTGCTTATCCTCTTTGCTCATGCCTAAGCTCCGACAAATACAGTGATACTGCTGTATCCTGTCATTACGGGTGTATATTCGTGTTGATCTCATGGCCTATCGTCTTATTAAGTTGATCAAGAACCGCAATCCCATGGCAGCGACCTGAGTCGCCTCCTTTGTAATGCGATTCGAGCACTCGCTAATATCTTCCTGACTATCGAAATAGCGATCAGCGCAAGCGTCTCATGCTCATTCAATCTGTTAAGCTCCTTTACCAGCGCATCCTGCTCGCGGATAATGGCTCTAAATAGTTTCATATTGCTGTGATTTAGTGGTGGTTTCGCCCCAATACAAGGCGCTCTTTTCTTCATCAATAATAATTTCCCCGCCTGATGCAAAGCGACTGGTAACAAAGGCTTTCAGCCCTCTCACATTCACCACCACCATAGCCATCTTTTTAGCCATTCGCGCAACAGCCGGATAAGGATCCCTGCGTTCTTCGTGAGCAAGCAGGATAACCAATTTGTTGGATAAAGCGTCAATAAGTTTCTTCTTCAACTCACTTGGCTTTAGCTCGTCAGCATAAACAGTCAGGTTATCAATGATGATTACGTTTGGAGACTTGGGCCATTTGTATTTCTCTACTATCTGGCTGATGCTCATATACTCTTCTATGTTTATCTTCTCGGCTGCCGTCAACCCGGCCCTGATTACCGCTGCCTTAAAACTGTCCTCCAATCCCTCCTCTGCGGAGATATACACCACTTTCTCGTGGCGGGCAAGCTCTTTTGCCAACTTTAGTGCTATCCATGTCTTTCCATTCTTTTCGGCTCCATATATGAGCCAGCAACCCCTTAATGTGGCCGGTCCAATAGCTGTTTTAAGCGTCCCGTTAGTAAACTGCACTCTTTTGCCCGGCTTTTTGTCCAAAAGATTTTTAATAGTAAAGCTTCGCGGCATGATCGATTATGAGCTAAGTATTACCAAACTTTCCGCTCGGCGCAAGCCGCTAATCCGTCCCGTCTCATCTATGGTCAGGCAACGATTGACGATCGTTTTTAACTTTGTTTTATCGGCCATGTTTGCGCTCAACACATCGGTAATCAACTTCCGGTAAAACGCCAGCTTCTCGTTGCGCTCGAATGGAGCGGCGTTGCTAAATCTTTCTGAGTGTCGGCTAAACATCTCTGCAAAGCCGTTGATTTCATTCCGTATGCCTCGGTCAATCTTCTTGCGAAGCCCGGCGGCACCCATCAGATACCAGCCACAGCAGCCCTCTGTTGCATTCCAATACTCCTTTAAAGCCATAAAGGCTTCATACTCCAAGTCCCCGGCCTCGTCAATAATAACCACCGGGCGCGGGAGCATTTTTAGGTAATACTTGGTGTTTTCCTTAATATCATGAATCCTTCCTGTTTGGCCAACACCCACCACTTGCGCCAACGTCCGTATAAAAGCGATCTTTTTCTTACACTGGCTGGCGTCTATGTAAAAGCAATTCTTCATTGTGCGAGCTAAATATCTGGCGGTATATGTTTTTCCTATCCCGCAGTCATCCACAAACAACATCCCTTTTGACCACTCCTTACAAAACAGTACCTCTTCTTCAATGATGGAAAATACTTCGGTACGGGCCATGCTCCATTTGCGCTCAGAGGTGGGCACGCCCAACTCCCTGCCAAGGCTTAGCCATTTTACGTCGGCTATCAGTTTTTCACGCTCGCCGCCCTTGATCCGGTTAAAGATGGACGGGCTTACGCCGTAACGCTTGGCAAAGGCGGCTTCGCTGCCTCCATAGTTCGCGCGCTGCTCTATGAGCGCCTGCGCTGTTTTGTCCTTAAATTCTTTAGTGATTTCCATAATAGTATTGTTTTAAAGGTTAGAATCTATTTCTTAAATCCGATTTAAATGGTCTTTCAACTTCAATTAATTCGAGATATTCCGGCTCATCATAGTCGCCGACAGGCGGGAGCAGTTCCGGGATGGCATTGCTTGCCTCATATCGCTCAAGCCCCCGTATCTTAAAGCCGTTATTGAGAGTCGTAGGTCGATTGTCGATCAGCGTTAGCGGCTCAATGGCTTCGCGCTGACGGCGGCTGAACCCGTCGATGGTTGCCACGTATTTGCTCATCAATTCACGGTTGGCCAAATCCTGCGGCGTTTGTTCAATCCTGGCGCGGTGATAAATGGGTTTTTCAATTGCTTCGCAAATAAAGGTGTCGCCGACATATACATACGCCTTTAACACCTTGCCATCATTCCCGTCTAACCAATATAATGTAACCTTGCGACCTTCTACTTTATCCATCAAATGAATCAGCGGAGCGCCTACCGCAATCACGCCGTTATCTCCAAGTAAAAACTCGCTGTTTTGCAACTTAATGATACCGGCGTTGCAACTGCTTTGGGTTATATACCCCAAATGGGGCAGGAAGGCGCGGTAGTTGGTGGGGCGGATATTGGGGTGCTGCGTTTCGCAAAATACTTCCCACCTTGTTTTTCCCTTGATTTTGGAATGCTCCGTATTGTTCCATGTCTCAATATCCCGCAAGCACCCTGCAATGATCTCGTTATATGGAATCATCGGCACCTCTCCCGGTCCCGCCTGGTTGGACTCATCTTTAGCAAAGGGACGCGCAATCCATCCCTCGCGCTTTTTCTCCAGTTCATAGCGCAGTTGACGAAAATAGCTCTCTATGCGCTTCCCGCGGGCGTTGTTCGCCTCTATCCGCACGTATTGGAACATGTTGCCCTCCTGTAAAAATGTATCCCTGTACGAGGCATTCAAGTGCAGCTCTCCCTCCAGCTCAGCTGGCAGGTTTAAGCCCCACTCGGCGTAATTCCTGACCATTTGCCTGTAAAAGTCGAGAATAATACCCTCCTTTGTCTTCCCGTGCACCCAGCAGGTGAGCGCTTCGCTACCCAGGTCAATGCCCATGTAAAACCACGGACGACGTCCCTTTTCATATTCAAAGGCGGGCTGACGGTCATCCACCGATATCAAACCGCCCGCAAGTCCCGACTCCATGCTGTGGTATGGCCTGAATTTGGCCATAAGCTTTTGGCGGTCGCCGCTCCGGATGCCCTCTGTGGCGATGGCGTTACGCCATTTTCTCAGGTAGTTCATGATTGTTGAAACACTTAGTTGGGGGAAATCGCATGGCCCGTACATCTCACCGGTCTCATTATTGATTACCTCTACATACCCGGACAAAAAGCCCTCATACCTGCGCGCCACCTCTTCTTTATGCGGCTTGTGTTGAATATCTGCAAAGAGCGCGTTAAGAAACATTTCTATCTCCGGCGTCACCACGCGGGCGTTGTTGTTCTGATGGCGCCCCGATATCAGAGAGAGGTATTTCTCCTTTTTGTACCGGGACATCAGGCGCCGGAGCCTGTCATGATTGGAGGGCAGGGAGTGCCCCCGTCCAAACCCAAAGTCCATCGCCTCAACACAGACAATAGACCACAGGTCACGAATCTCCTTATTTCCAAGATAATTGCGGTACTCACGGCGATTCGTGCTCATGCGCTGCATGGTGTTTAAAATGGAGGCGTTGAGCGTGTACTCCTCAACCTTCTCATCCGATAACGCCTGATTGCCTTTTGGAAATCTATACGTGGAGAAAAAGTCAAATGCCTGCATGTCGCGCTCATAGAGCCGCTCAAACCAACTCTTGCGGACCTGCTTCCTCGGCTCTCCAAACGCTTTTACGGCAAGGTTTTGCCACTGAGCAGGAAGGGAGTCGTGCCGAACTAACAGGGGCTGTCCTGGCCCCTGAGAGCGCAGAGGTATTATTTTATGCCCCCTCAGCATCCGGTTAAAGGAAAAATAGCTAACCATACGAAGACTGTTGGGGTGCGCCGACACAATCTTATTCCCCTCAAATAAATATCGCGCCTGAGCGCCCAAGACGCCGTTGTGATATTCGTATATGCTTTGCTGTTCGCTCATTACTTTTTTATCTGTTGCTCCCGCCCCTGTCTCGCTCAGGGCGCCGGTCTCACTCCGGTGCGGGATTTTGCTTACATTTGCATTGAAAAATTGTCTAACCTAAAACATGTAAGCATTATGCATTCTACTGATGAAATTTTGCTATGATTGCAGTACTCGCCAAGCGCATCGAAAAACTGGAAAAACCAAACGTTTTTAAGTCACAGCCCATTGAGTCGTATTTAGCAGAACTTTTAAGGCAGGCTGAGAGTATGCGTTAGCATCGATACACATATTCAGCATTACTCCCCTGATTATCGATGGGTGTTACTCTTTTGCGAAAAATGGTAATGCCGATGACTTTTATTGTCTTTTCTATGACAGCGTTGGATGACCCTGCCGGATAAATTGGTTTAATTTCAACTTTAATCATAATTATTCTTGTATTAATTGATTGGTTATTGTTTTGCTTGCTGTTGATTAATAATTATCTACCAGTGCCCCGTTATCGCTTTATTACGCAATAAATAACAAATCCGATAAGCCACAAAATTGACACCGCTAC